GTAGTCATAAGAATCTTAAAGTTTGCTAAAGGTGCAATAGTTATGTAATCATTATTGCTAGGTGTTAAATAAGGATCACCAGGTGTAACTACTACGCTGTTAGCTAGTAGTGTTGCCGGTGGAAATGAGAAGGTTGACCACACGCCTGCGTTTGCTAAGTCTGTTGCAAGTGTGCTGCGTAGTGTGGTTATTGCAGCTGGCATTAGCCGACCAGTGAGTTAGGACTAGAATACGGTTGGATGAGACCACGCACTCTGTTAATCAGCTGATAACCCATCCGATATGGGCTTGCAGTGATCCCATCCATACCTACCCCACCAGTCTGGCTAACTTGACGGCTTTGCCAGATGTCAACAGCCACGATCATCGCAGCCTCTCGTATGGCAGGGGTCGCAGTGTAAGCCTGTGCTTTATGCTCTGGGCCAAGGGCTCGGCCGTATGGTTTAACAAAATGGAAATTATCGTCTGAAGCTGTCTTTGCGTATTGAATAAAGCTGTAGCCGTTAGGGTATGAACTAAGTGCGTATGTACTCCAAAACATTGTGCCGATTGAAGCGGGCACTGTAGTACCTGGAAATGATCCTGTTAATGTGTATGTGCCGTTATACGTTGCACCACAATTAGACACTGTTATTGATTGACCTGTAGTAAATATGCCAGGATTTGATAATACTAAAGTTGCTACGTTATTGCTAATAGATGAAGCTACTACTGGGGCATCGTTATGCCATAAATAACCCTGTATTAAATCTTCTGCCGATTGGCAGCACTCTTCCACTGTAGCGTCGCTGTATAAAGTGCCAATACCTAAATTACTGCGTAACTCTGCCATTGTTACCATCGCAGCGGCCATAGTGTCCTCTCTTAAAAAGCTCCCTAGGGCTAGGGCTACTAAACCCTAGGGATTATTAAATTAACTAACTTATTAGGTTAGGTTGAAGCGACGAACTCCACCAGCGACTAATACACCAACGGCCATGTAGCCATATAGTGCTGTTTCAATTTCGCCTGTTGCTGGCTGATTCACAGATAGTCTTAGAATTGGTGATTCGTAAATTGATACTGAAGATGGAACTACAATAAATGCAGACTCATCGATAGTTGTTGACACTGCGTTTGGATCTACGTATAGATCTAGACCTAATACGTTACCACGTAGTGATGTTGGTGCAGATACTCCTGCATTGTTCATTGGATTAGCAGCGTTGTAAATTGGGCGACCAGTTGTATCTGTTGCGCCTAATAGTAGTGACCACTGTGATGTACCAGCGATGTAACGTGTTGCTAATTCACCTGTTGCAAGGTATGCAGCTGGTGCTTCTTTAGATACGTAGGAAATAATTCCTGCTGAATCTGCTGCTACTGCTGTGGCTTGTGTACCGCCTGCTGTTAGTGCTGCAATAACTGCTGCATCTGTTGCTTTGTTATAAGCACGTGTCATGTTATCAAGCATGGCTGCAAAGAACTCTGGTGAGCTGCGCTCTAAGATTTCTAAGCTGTAGCGTTGTAGTCCAGCATACTTCTTTACAGTTAGGTTTACGTATGAAGATACGATACCTGTCTCTGAAGGTGCTGCTGCTTCTGCAGTCTCTGCGACTGTTCCTGAAGTAGTGATCTTTGGTACTGAGATTGTCATACCTGCAGCTGGTAATGCACGTGATCCGATTGCATCTACTGCTGGGCGTGATCCAATAAGTGTATCTACTACTGTAGGTACGAATTGTGTTGGGCTAAATGCTGGGTTAGTAGTAAATGAATCATCTGCTGCAGTTAAAAACTTAGCAACGTCTGCTTCTGCTTTCATTACCCACTGTGCTGATTCATTGTTACCTAATTTTGCTTTGATGCTGTGTTCTAGCATGTGAGCTTGTGTTCTAATTGGTGAGCGAGGCTCTGTATAGAATGATGCACTGATTGTTGGGCGTGCAGCCTCTACTGGAGCAACCTCTACCACTGGTACTGCTGTTGGCTCGGTGGTGTTGTCCACTTGTGCCTCACTTTCCGTAGTTGGTTGGATTGTTGCATCCGCTTCGCCTTCGCTAGCGGCAACTTTAGTTACTTGTGCTTCTGTAAATGCTGGTGATTCAACTAGGCTAACTTCTTTTAATTGCGCCTTAGTTACATAAATATAATCTTTTTTCTGTGATGATTTAATTACATCTACGCCTACAGACATACCAGATATAAGATTTTCTTGTGCAAGCGTCAAAGCGTCTGAGCCTTGCATGCTGGCACTAATTTTAAAGCTAGCGTAGATACCATCTTCTTCTTCGTTAAATCTTTGCATACGGCCAATAGGCTTATCGTTGCGGTGTTGCATAAGCATCTTAATCTTGCCAGGGTCGCCTACATCTATTGATCCTTTAGCAAAGACCACTTTACCTACGCTGGTGTTACCAGGTGTTTCAAACGGTACAATTTTGCCTGCAATAACTCTGCGCTCACTATCTGCGCTTTCTATTTGACTACTAAATGTAAGAATCAATTTGAATCCGCCCATGTTAAGACTGCAAAAGTAAATGATGGGGTAGTACCAGCGATTGTGCCAACTACTCTTAACTGATCGGTAAATGCAGTAGTTAATCTAATTACTTCTCGTGTAACGCCTGTTGCTTGTGTAAATGTAGCAATAGTATTCCAGTTTGTGCCATCTACTGTATCTTGCACTACGACATCTAATGTAGGTGAAGTGCCGCTAGCTGCTGTAACGTTTAATTGCATTACTAATAGTCTTGCTGCAGATAGGCCTTTAACGGCTGTGCCGGTAACTGTTTCAGTGCGAGCAGCTGACGCTAGTAGCGTTACCGTGCTTGCAGGTATATTGGCTTGTTGTATATCACTCATGCATTTTCTCCTTTTGCGCTGTTGATGTACTCAGCATCGCCGCTTTGATTTCCGTTAGGTGTTAGGTCTTCCATTTCTTTTGCTTGCTCTAGGTCTATAAGTCCTAGGGTCAACATCTTCTCTATTGTTTCTAGTCTTGCCTTATCATCTGATCGTAAAAACGTTTCGCTAATATTAAAACGCACAGTGTGGCCGTTAGCAGTTATGTCATTCATGCTTAGTCTGTCCTCGATAGCACAAATATAAGGCTGTAGTGAATAGGCTACAAACTCTTTACGGCCATCAATTATATTCTGATAAGTCATGCTGTTATTCATATCTGCACTTATGTAATATGCAGGTACGTTCATAGCACGTGCGATTTGTGTTGCTAAATATTGTGATGCTTCGTTATACATCATATCTTTAGGACTAAAACCAACAGTCTCATAAGATAATGTGCTAGTTAGGTATGCAGTAGATCTTGATTGACGTGCTGCTTTCCAAGCTGCTAACAATCCTTGTACTTGTGATTCTGGCATATCTGCACCAGTGTTTTTTAAGAATCCTGTTGCCATCGGTGTCTGTGCTGCTACAGCTGCAGCCTTTTCTAAATCTAATGCGCTTTGTATTGTGCGGCCTGCTGTTTGTAATACACCTTGTGTTAATCCTTGAAATGTAACTAATGAACCAATACCTACCATTGGTACTTTTTGGTTATCTATTGTGTAATATAAAACTTCTGTGCCTAATGGATTTAATTGTGCAACTACGCGAGTATTAGCAACCCATTCAAATCGTGATGGTCTTAAATCATCTGCATATACTTCTGTAACGCGCCAATATGCAACGCCATAAAATATAAGACTATCGACAGTCCACGAGATAGTGACGGATCGTGGCTGTCGAATATCTGGCTGCTCGCACCAGAGTGGCTTCGCTAATTCTTCGCCTGTAGATTTTTTATACAGCTCTAATGGTAAATATCCTATAACACCTTTAATTAAATTAGCGCATCTATTAACAGCTGGTACTTGTGTTGCAAGTGTGCGATCCATCGGGCCTGCACCGAATGTGTTATAACCAAATCCAATTATGCTATCGCCCATAACGGCAGGGGCGTATTGCGCTTGTAGATTATCTTTTTTATTAGTTATACCCAAAGCAGACAATAGACCCATATGTATACTTTATACCATAAATAGGACTTATGGTGCAAGTTAGACAAATATTTGCGCGGTTTGTTGTGGGCGTGTCAACTGGCTTACGACCATAGCCAAAGATATTGCAGCTGTAACATCACCGGCAGATTTTCTACGTATTATGCGCCAACCTGCATCGCTAGTCTTAGCTGCACAGTTATTTAGGTGCTGTACTAGATCTGCTTGACCACTATGCACCATCCTGCTATTAGCCATAGCATCCGATAGATCCGAGCATGCCTGGTAAAAGGCTTGACCCGACACATCTTGCATGCGCCATCCGCTTTGTTCTAATCGTGTTGCTATTGACTGCGTGGCATATTTGTCAAAGCAGATAATGTGTGGATGATACTTACGCGCCCATTCATTAACATCACTAGCCATTTTAACTTCATCTATTGCTATATCGCTATGCCAAAGCTGTGCAAGTCCTACTGCTATCTTGCCGTCTTTCATCTGACCCATAATTAACGCACCTGATCTGCGTGTAGGTGCAATATCAAAGGCCATTATAGTCATAGGCCCGACAGGGATCTCTAGCGTACTGTCGCTGCATGCTTCTATACTTCCATAGACCCAAGGGCTAACTGCGCTATCTACCCACTGGCATAACATCTCAGTACGTGTAGCTTCTATGCTGTTTGTGTTTACAGATTCTTCTAGTGTCTGCTCTGTAATTAAATGACCAAGTGCAGGGTTAGCCATAGCCCACGCTTTGCGATCAGTTATTTTACAGTGTTGTGGTGCTGACCATTCGTAATAACCTAGATTTTCTGGTGGATAAGATAAGCAACGTTCTCTAAGATCATTAAGCACAGTGCTAAATCCATCACCTGCGTTACTTGTAATAAAGGTCATGGCGTTAGGTCTTGCACGTGTTACTGGCAGTGCAGCTGTAAATGCTTCTGGTGTCCATTCTCTTAGCTCATCAAGATATAGAAAGTCTGCCGTCTTACCGCGTGGTGCATCTCTAGTCGCTGCTGCTATCTCATAACGTGCGCCATTCTTTAGGCTTATAGATTCTTGACCATTAGCCAGGCGTATCTGCCGTACTTGCTTTTTTAAAAACTCGTTATCTTCTATTGTGTATGCAACCTGCCTAAATGTATCTAGTGCCATATTTCGGTTAGAGGACATGCCCAGTACGTTCTTACTGCCCCATAAAAACAGATGCGCCAGGATTAACATACGTGCTAGGTGAGTCTTTCCGCATTGTCTTGCTACAAGCACCAATACTGTTTTTTTCTTAAACATTTGTGCATCATCTACAGTTAATAAATCATCTAGCACCCAGCGTTGCCAGGGAATGAGCGGCACACCTATTTTTACAGCTAAATCGGCTACCTCTTGTGCTTTGCTAACACCTTTTAATAATGGCGTGTGGATTCTAGGCTCAGTGCTGCCAATTAGCCCGACCCCTCGTGGCGTCTGTTTTACTTCCGTATCACTCTGCATCAAAGTTAAGCGTATCAGGTTTAATAAATGGTGAGTCTGGCACTGTTCGCACCGTCTCAGGGAGAGAACG